GCTGATGAAAATTTTTCGTGACGGCTTCAAATATAATTTTGGTGCGGCAGTTGTTGAGTGGAAAAAGACTCCGCTCAAATCCATTGTTACAGACACCAGTATCTCTGCTGCAGGCCTTGCTGCGCTAAAAGACTATTCCTACGGTGGAAACTGCATCAAGCGTGTTGACCCGTACAACTGCTTCATGGACATGACCGTGGCGCCTGCGCAGTTGCACACGGATGGTGAGTATTTTGGCTACAATGAGATCATTAGCCGGATTCAGCTCAAGCGCTTGTTTTCTGTCCTTGACAGTCAAAAGACGACTAGCGCAGCTGAGGCATTCAAGTCTCCCTTCACTGGATCTTCCCAAGATGATTCGTCTGCCATAAATTATTACATTCCAGAAATCAACAAGTATCTTAACCTGTCCCAGCTGCAGTACGGCACCAATAACTGGGGCCAATGGATGGGCTTGGCGGGTTCGAGTAATAACAAACTTGAGTACCGTGATCACTACTTGATGACGCACTTTTTCTGCCGTGCCTTGCCGTCAGATTTTGGTGCGCGTGGAAATCAAGTCAAATTGTACCATGCCATTATTATCAACTGGTCTGTTGTGATTTTTGTAGAAGAGCTGAATGTCGGATACGATTATCTTCCCACGGTCATCATGCAGCCGCATGAAGATGGCTTGGGTTATCAGACGCAATCCATGCTTGACAATGCGCTGCCATTCCAAGACATGGGCTCTGCTTTGTGGAATATTTCGCTGGAATCCAAGCGGCGGCTTGTCTTTGATCGTCTGATTTACAATCCCAGACTCATTGACAAGAAAGATATTGACGCAGTTTCTAGTGTTAGCCGGATTCCGCTGCGTAATGCTTCGCTGGCCAAGGATGATAACGCCATGGCCCGGGCCGTGTATCAGATCCCGTATCGTGAAGATAACTCTGGCACCAATATCCAGATGTCTGAAATGATTTCTGCAATGGCTGACCAAGCCACAGGGCAGAACAAGGTTGATCGTGGTCAGTTCCAGAAGGGTAACAAAACTAAGACTGAGTTTGAAACCACGATGTTGAACTCGAACTCGCGCCAGCAGCTTTGCTCGCTGACGATTGAGCATCAGTTCATGACTCCAGTCAAAGAAATTGTCAAGTCAAACACGCTTCAATATCAGCAGCCTGGGACTATTCTCAACCGAGAAGAGCGCTCAATGGTGGATGTTGATCCTGTGGCGCTGCGTCAAGCAATTCTTGAGTTCAAACTCACAGACGGGCAACTTCCTGCTGAGAAGATGCTCAACTCCAATCTGCTGACTGTGTTCTTGCAGACTGCGCAGGCGCTGCCTGCAGTCGGCACAGAATACGATGTGCTTGGTATGTTCCTGTACTGGGCAAAGTTGCAGGGTGCATACTGGCTTGAAGATTTCAAGCGCAGTCCTGAACAGCAGCAGCAATTCCTGCAGACTCTCCAACAGACTTCTGCAGCTCAACAAGCTCCGACGCCTCAAGCATCTGCGCCTGCAACGTCTTATTAATTCTTCCAAATCATGAGAACAGTAACACTTGATGCCGGCAGTAGGTTTTGCCGGCTCACACTGAGTCCGGAGGATGAGAACCTTGCAATGCAAGTCTCTCCTTTGTTCCTTGCGTATCTTCAAAACAAAATTGAGGCGTATGCAAGCGCTCTCGTAGAGAGCAAACTTCCATATAATCCCGATCCAGGGAAGCAAGTGGAAGCAATCCTGGCTCACGAGAGGCTCCGCAATTTTGTGGATGCTTATCAAGAGCTTCAATCTGAGCTGCTTACAGCTCTCGCAACTCCTGAGCAAACTGAGAGGTAATCATGGCTTTTCTTCCTGGTATTTTTGGTCGTGGCAATGCACCGGCCCCGGCGCCTGCAGCTCCCGCACCTGTGGCAACTCCGCAGCTTGCAAACACGCCGCCTATCAACATGAACCAGAATCCTACTGGACAGCCTGCATCGTTGCAGCAAGCTCCAGCAAATCCCGGCGCAAATCCTCAGGCTATGGTTAATGGCTCCAATGCAGCTGTTAATCCGCTGGATAACTTTGCCAGCATGTTCAAGCCGAAGCCCGTGGACCCCAGTGCTCCCAAGGCTCCGACGCTTCAAGATCCGCTGCTTGGCCCGCTCGATCCTTCTGCTTTCAGGCAGCAGATTGCCCAAGCAAATTTTGCTTCTGGCATTCCGCAAGAAACTTTGCAGAAAGCCTTGTCTGGAGATGCTCAGGCCTTCACAGAAGCCATCAATAGCGCTGCGCGCGAGGCGTTTGCAGCAGCTGCGCAACTCTCTCATGGCCTTGTTGAGCACGGCGCCCGCACTGCTGCGGAGCGTGTGAATGGCTCACTGGATTCGCGCATCAGAAACTTTCAGATCAAAAGTCAAAATACTAATCATGAGGCGTTGTCGCATCCAGCAGTTGCTCCGATGCTAGGCGCTGTCAAAATGCAGATTGCTCAATCCAATCCTCAACTATCACCGGAAGCGGTGCAACAGCAGGCAGAACAGTATTTCACCCAGATGGCTGAAGTGCTTACTGCACCCAAGCGCGCAGCTGCTCAAGCTGCAAGTGCTCCAAAAGAAACTGATTTTTCTTCTTACTTGAATTGAGCGCATAAGCGCGAAAGGAACTGAAATGGCTGTTGGACTTCTGTCTTCCGCAAATGCACCGCAGAATCTGAATGCGGTAAGTTTTGCACAAGCTATCACTCGGCTGATGCCGAATGGTACTGCTCCGCTGTTTGGCCTGACTGCTCTCCTGAAGGACGAGACTGCCAGCAACATCGAGCATGGTTACTTTTCCAAGACCATGATCTTCCCGGCGTTGAAGATCAATAACGCCGGTGGTTACACGTCTGGCGACACCACGTTCACTGTGGATACGTACACCAACATCGTGCCTGGTGATCTTGTTCGTGTTGATCGCACCGGCGAAGTGATCATGGTGGCAACCACGCCGTCGGGCACTTCCGTCACGGTGGTTCGCGGTGTTGGCACGGTGGCTGCTGCTGCGCTGCTTGACAATGATGACATGTTCACCATTGGCAATGCGTTTGAAGAAGGCTCTGTGCGTCCGTCGGCAGTTGCGATTCTTGCTGATCGCTATGTCAACAATACGCAGATCTTCCGCAATAGCTGGGCTGTCACCAAGACTGCTGCTGCTATTCCGCAGATTGCTGGTGCTGGCTACATCAGCGAAAGCAAGCAAGACTGCGCCGCGCTGCACGCGATGGCCATTGAAAAGGCTCTGTTCTTCGGTCAGAAGTTCATGGGCACCAAGAATGGCCAGCCGCTGCACACAATGGAAGGCATCATTGCTCGCGTGACTGCTGCTGCTTCTGGCAATATCACGACGCTCGGTGCTACCACGAACTGGACGCAGCTGGAAGCAGCTCTGGACAAGACGCTGGAAACTGTCACTGATCCGAAGGGTGGCAACATTCGCACGATGTTTGTTGGTGGTACGGCTCGCCGTGTCATTCACAATATTGCGCGTCTGAATGCTACTTATCAGATCCAGACGACAGAGACGTCGTGGGGTTTGCAGCTTGACATGGTGCGTACTCCGCGCGGCACGTTCGAGATGATCGAGCATCCGCTGTTCAATGCTTATGGTAGTGCTTCTACCTGGGCAAAGATGGCGATTGTTGCGGATCTGAACGCCTTCTCTCTGGCTTACCTGCGCAAGACCAGTGATGCTGGGTACAACGCCAGCGGTGCCCTGGTTGACAACGGCATTGACGCGGAAGGTGGCACGCTGACCACGGAACTGACCTGCACGATCAAGAACCCGGCAGCGTTCGGCATTCTGTACAACTTCACGGCTGCTGCCGCGGGTTAATCAGGGAGTCATGACATGGCAGTGATCCAAGTGAACACTCCTGGCATGACTTCTACTGATCCTGGCTATATCAGTAGCATTACGATTAGGACTGGTGGCTCTGCATCTGTTCTGACTCCAAATGTTACTACTGGCCAGGTGACAGTAGATGAGCTTGCCGCAACCAAACTGGTGCAAGAAATTTCTCGGATCAGATTGATTACTGGCTGAGAATAAGAAGAGGGCCAGCCAGCAAGCTGGCTCTTTTTTCTTTCCCTGAGAGTAAATCTCTCATTCCAATCTCGGAGCAAATCATGGCAATCGGTGCTGTTTCTTCTCGTCAAGTTCTTCAAAATATTCAGGCGCCAGAAGCGCCTGCAATTTTGCGCTCTGGCGAATCCATGGGATCTACGGCCGAGGCGCTGAAAGATCCCAACTCCAAGACCTACTATCACAGTGTGCATGGTGCAAAGTTCATCATGCCTGATGGTCTGGAGCTTGTGTTTTTTGGTGGCCAACTGACCACGAATGACCCTGCGATTATTCAGCAGCTAGATGCCGTGGCGAACAAGACTGCAAGTTTGATTTTCACCAAGCGTGAGAACCTGGCAGCTATTGGTCAGCAGGCTGCGCAAGCTGCTGCAGATGCAGCTGACACGGCTGGTAAGGCCGTGGCGTAATCTTTTTTGCCCTGAGAGACAATCATGACTACTTTTGCTGAAATGGAAACTCTGGTGGTTGCTCAGACGCGACGTCCAGAAGTGCCAGATATCACCAAGGCAGCAATCAAGTCTGCTACTCTCAGGGCTCACCACACGGATTTCTTTCCGCGTGATTTGCAAGTCACTGCACTCCCCTACCCAGTGTCTAGCACTGCTGTTTATTACGATTTTCCAAATATTCACACAAGCCTCACGCGCCTGCGCAGCTTGAAGTTTTTGCAAAGCATTGATGCAACAACTTTTGCGCCTACGGAATCTTTGGAATATCGTGATGCCGATGACCTGTATGACAGGGATGGCCGCCGGCGTAGCTCCATGTACACACTCATCGGAGCCACTGCACGAGTCTATCCGCTGTCTATGACAGGTCTGCTGAATTTTTACTTCTTCCAGAATCCTGATGTTGCGGAAACAACTTACAGTAGCTGGATTGCAGACACCTATGCTGAAGAACTTGCCATGTGGGCTGCAGGCATTGTGTTTGCGCGCACTGGATATGTAGAAATGGCAGGGCAGTTTAAGACTGAGCATGTTGATCCATTTAAATCCATGCTTGTGTCTTCGCATCTGCTCGGTAACGTTGCTTAATTTGGAGAATTGACATGGCCACTTACGTTCCAAATGCCACGCAAGCCACTGAGCCAGTTGCCAGCCAAACTGTCTTCAGCGCGGCGGAAGAATTTAGAACTCTGAAAGCTTCTGTCAATGCCATGCGGCAGTGGCTTGGTACCAGTGCCACGGCGCCGACCACTGATACTCTTGGCAACGCATTGACTGCAGGAGATTTTTACTACAACACGACATCCTATCGGATGTTTGTGCACAATGGCTCTGCGTTTATCCCTGTGGACAGCAGTGCCACAGTAACAACTTTGAGCACATCTGGCACTGTTGCTTTGGGGCTGTCGTCGCAAATTGTAGGGATCACTCCTACTGGCAACATTACGCTGACAGCAACTGCCATGCTGACTGGACAATCTGTCCTAGTGCTTATTACCAATCCTGGAACCTTCACTGCAACTTGGCCCAGTGGCATCAAGTGGCTCAATGGTGTTACACCTACGCTTTTGGCCACAGGAACTACGTTTGTAGAGATTCTAAAAGTGGGCAGCGATGTCTATGGCGTAGCCCTTGGTGGAGCAGTGTAATGTTTCGCACTCGTGCAGCTTGGAGACCTCCAATCTATCTAGCTGATAGATTTAGCCTGCTGACTGCTGTTTTTGATAGTATTACCCCAACTGTTACAGTTACGCGTATAAAATACTCTGGAGGAATTTATATTGCATTGGCACAATCAGCTGATGGTGCAACAGCTTATGTCAGTACGTCCAGTGATCTAGTTTCTTGGATCACTCCAGTTGCAGTAGCTAATACAATTTTGTATGATGCGGCGTATAACGATCTTATAAACAACACGCTTATTCTTATTGGAGAGTCTGCCGGTGCGGCTAGAATTTTTCGCACGACAGCTTCTGTATCTACACTGACAAACGTAACACCTGGTGGCCTATCAATTCCAAAATATATTGATTGGTGTTCATTTTTTCCTAGTGGCTCTTTTCAAATTTCTGCAGCTACAAACAGAGCTTATTCAAATGCTACGGGCAGCACTTGGACAGTTGCAAATTACTCATCCAGCACTTACGAACCTGCGGGACTTGTTTTCATTCCAAGTCTTGGGGCGT